GGGAACGTACAACCTAGGCATCGTACGGCGTGCCGAAGTACGTGAAGGGTTCGGTAAGCACACGCTCGCGATGATCGATTTCCCGAGCCCGCGCAACCTGCGAACCAGTGTCGTTCCTGAGGCCACTCCTATCACGATGAATTGGGGGATGGCCCCGCTCGACGTGCGCACATTCTACGGCTACGTGAATCACCACGAGATCGTGGAAGAGGGAGGCGCGTCATTCCTGCGCGTATTCTGCCTCGGCACGTCCATGCCCCTGAACAACCCGAATCCGTCGTCCTGGAACAACGTGTCAGCGTCATATGTCGCTCGACGTGTGGCGGAAAGACATCACCTGCGCGCCGTGCTTCATCAGTCGACGGCAATTCTGCCGTATTGGGCTCAGGGGACGGAGTCTGATTTCACGATGATGAAGCGTCTCGCGGATCAGGCGGGATTCCGGTTCTGGGTTGACGGGTCGACGCTGTACTTCTTGAATCCGGACATTTTGGTTCGGCTGCCGCAGATGAATTCCGTTCCGACGTACGCAATGGATCGGAATGCTATTCACGTGGATAACCTGAAGTCTATTCACCTGATTGACGGATCGCTTGCACCGCGTCCGACGGGTGAATCCGCGAAGGTGCAGCAGGTGTACGGAATCGACGCGAACAACAACCTGATCCGCGCTACCTCTGCGCCGACTATTGCCGATCGCGGATTGACGACACCTACCGCCACGGAAATCAGTAACAAGGCAGTGTCCTCATTGGCCGAGGCTCGCCAGATTACCGACGCTAGTGCATCTCGTGGTGCGTGGGTAACGACAAAGGCGACCATGGAAGGTGCGGCTACCCTCCGGCCGGGCGATTTGGCTAATCTACGGGGTGAGGCGCTTCACAGCGACTACCACGGCCTTTGGCTGGTAAAGGACGGAGTGCACGTAATCGAGCCGAACAAGGACGGCCGATTGATCATGTCCTCCGACATGGAATTGACCAGAAACCAGCGGGACTACACGTACTTCACCCTGAACACGACAATCAAGGGCGCGCAAAAGACCGTGCCCGCTGTTCTCCGCGACGGAAAGCGCTGGGAATCCGAGATCCTGGAGGCCGTATATGCCTGATACATACCTGGGCATCTACAAGGGCCTCATTGTCGACAGTCGAGACCCGGAGAATCGCGGCCGAGTGGTCGTGCAGATCCCACAGGTCCTGGGAGACACGCGGTCGAACTGGTGCGAGCCGATCCAGGCCGTGGTCTACGCGGCCGTGCCTGCACCCGGCTCGATCGTCTGGATCATGTTCGTGGACGGCGACATCGCTCAGCCAGTGTGGTTCTCCCCGGACATGGTCAACGCGGCCAAGATCGTCGCGGGTGCCATCACCGCCGAGAAGATCGCCTCCGACTACGCCTACCTAGGCAACATCTTTGCCGACCAGATCGTCGGCGGGAAGATCAACGCGGACCTGATCATTGCCGCGACGATGCGGACTGCGCTGTCCGGGGCTCGCGTCGAGTGGGGCTCGTTCGGGATCGTCAACTACGACGCGAACGGCGTACCGACGATCGTTCAGCCGACCGACTCGGCCCAGACCGCGATGTGGAAGGGCAACGGCCAGTTCGACGGTCTGACCGTCATCGGCAGCGCCTCGTTCCGGTCGTCCGCTGAGATCGCCAAGGGTGCGGTACTGTCGCTTGCTCGCTCGTCCACAGGCCCGCAGTCGTCCCCATCGATCGTCATCGACTGGGAATACGTGGCGCTGGATAGTGGTGGCTGGTTCATCAACGGGCTGGAACTCTACAACAGCAAGTTCTGGGTCGTGAAGGACCTCAACGTCGGACCGCGACTCGACGGCTACCCCACAACCGGAGGCGGTCCGACGACCACTATGGTCCTCGGTAACTCCTCGGAGTTGCGCTCTCGTGCGTGGGGTGGAGTGACGCGACTCGGGTCGTCCTGGTACACGCTCGGGTGGCGAGACGTAAACGGTGTGACGACCTGGAGGATCATCAAGTACTCCGACACGGGTGTCACACAGTTGGACGTACAGCACACGCCTATTGGTAACGGGTTCGAGGACGGCGCAAGTGCGGCCGTGGCCATCGGAAACGACGGGACAAACATCCTGGTCGCCCAATTCGATTCCGCGAACAAGCGCTTCCGTATTCAGACCTACAGCGCATCGACATTGGCGTTGTTGTCGACACAGAACACGTCCACCAATACCGGGTTCTCGGGTCCGGTGGTCGGAGTAACAAAGGGAACATTTGACTTCGGTGCGACCAGAACCGTCATCATCACGGAGAGCGGGCCGCATTACTGGCCGTTCGACAGCACCGGGACGTATCAGCCGAATGACGCGTGGGCGTCTCCGGCTATCGGATCGATGCGTGGTGTCGTGTGGGATTCCGTGGACGGGCGGTTCTACGGCCGGTCGGTAGGCTCGGACAGCGACCCCATCAAGATCTACAAGCACACCAAGACCAAGTGGACCGGCACGGACCCGCAGTCGTGGTGGGCGACTTCGACGTGGCGTGACTCGGATTCCGGAGGGACCGGAACGCACGAAACGCCGATGGGTCCTGTCGGCACGTTGTCGATGAAGAAGCGTGCGCGACTGACACTGACGTCTCCGACCATCCCGGACAACGGTGGTGCTGACGACCCGAACTCGGTCGGGTTCTACGTAGGAAAGATCAGCAATGCGCGTACGAACCTGTTCCTTCAGACGCTTCCTGCGGACGGAGTGAACACGGTCGTCCTCACCGACACCGTCGTATTCACCGGCACGAACCCTCCGTCGACAAACAACTTCCCGTCCGGCGTTGCGGCCAAGATCGTCAACGACGACAGCACGCTGGAGATCAACGGTGACGGGTCGATCAAGGCATCGTCTATCACCATCGGCTCAACCGCGCTGGTGCCGGTCCCGCCCTACTGGTTCGGCTACCTCAGCACGAGTCCATCCGCCATTGCTGCCGCAACGAACGCAACCATCACCGGCTGGGTGTCCGACGGATCACCGAACTCGTCAGGTATCACGCACTCGGCGGGCATCTTTACGCTGCCGATCGCTGGCGAGTACGAGATTGCCGCGCAAGTCTGGTGGGCATACGTCGCGAGCGACACTGGCGGTCGTCTGGCTCAAGCAATGAAGACACCTGCCTCCCCGGTGGCGATCCAGAGCAGTACTGTCGCAGCCTCGGTCAACTCTGGCGCGCCGTCCCTGAATCAACTCAGGAAGCGCGTCCGCCTGGCTGCCAACGATCAGGTCTTCATTCAGTACTCGCACACGTCCACGGGCAACACCAGAGCCATCACTGGCACCAGCGCGGACATCACCTGGGTCCAGATCAGATGGGTCGGACCGTAATGCCGCATAAACCAAGCAGAATATCCTGAGATAATCGAGCCATGCCCGTAGAGATCGCAATTCCGTTCCGCCTGGACGCGGATCGCCGAATCGCTGTCGAGACGAATCCCGACAAGCAGATTCGACAGCACGTCATGTCCTTGGTGAACACGGAGCCGGGTGAGCGGGCCGCGATGGGCGACTACGGAGTCGGACTCCTCTCGGCCGTCTTCGAGCCGGGTGACGAGTCTGTGGCCGTCGACCTGGGCGAGGAGATCGCTGCTGCGTTGGCCCGCTGGGAGCCGGGTGTGGCTCTGCAGAGCGTTCGCGGGGTTCCCGGCACAGACAACGACGGCCGGGTCCAGGTGGAGGTTCAGTACCTGCGTACGGACGCTCCAGACACCCCGGTCAGCGGTCGGCGCACCAACGTGGCGGTCATCACTGCAGGTGGACAGGTAAGCGAGGTACTTCGTGGCTGAGATCGCCCCCAACATCGACTACACCAGCCGGGACTTCGATGGACTGAAGCGGTCCCTGCTGGACTACGCGCGTGTCGCGTTCCCGGACTGGGCTCCGGGCTCCGAGGGTGACTTCGGCGTGCTCCTGGTGGAACTCCTGGCGTACACCGGGGACGTTCTGTCGTACTACGTCGACCGGGCTCAGAACGAGTCCTACCTGCCGACCGCGTCCCAGCGTGCTTCCATCCTGCAGATCGCCGAGTTGGTCGGCTACCGGCCGGGTACAGGCGCTCCCGCGACCGGTTCGGTGACCCTCAAGTCAGCCGACGGCAGCGCGGACGTCACGGTCCCTGCCGGGACGCGGCTCGCGACCGACTTCGCGTCCGACCTGGACACCCAGATCATCTTCGAGACCGACGTCGAGGTGGTCGTACCCGGCAGTGGCGGAACGATCGCGGTCGCCGTCACCGAGGGCGAGACCAAGAAGGATGACGTCACCGGCAATCCACTGAAGATCGCTGAGTCGACCGGCCTGCCGGACCAGACGATCCGGTTGCCGCACCCGAAGGTCTACGTCGAAACGATCCAGGTCTACGTGGCCGGTGAAGAATGGCTGGCAGTCGACCACCTCCTCGACGCTGACGCAGGCGACCGCGTGTTCGAGACCTTCTACGACGACCAGGGTTACTCCTGGATCCGGTTCGGGGACGGTCTGAACGGAGCGATCCCGACCCTCGGGCTGGAGATCTCGGCGAAGTACCGGGTCGGGGTAGGTGCCGCAGGCAACCTTGCAGCCGGTCGCGTCATCTCCCTGTTCGACGCCCTTGCCGGGGTGAGCGTCGAGATGTCGGGCGGGTCAGCGAACCTGTCCACGTCGACCGCGATGACTGGCGGTGCGGACCCGGAGAGCAACGAGCAGATCCGGATCAACGCACCTCGCGCATTCCACTCGCAGCAGCGAGCGGTCACCCTGGACGACTACAAGAACTTCGCGGTGGCCGTGCCGGGCGTATCGAGGGCGAACGCGGTTGCCAACTTCTTCTCGTCGGTAACCGTCTACATCGTCGGCCCGGACGGTGGTGCTGCGTCTACGGCGTTGACCGACGCTGTGCAGACTGCCTTGCGCAGCCGCTCGCTCGCGGGTGTCTCGGTGAGTGTTGGGGCTCCGACCTTCATTCCGGTGAACATCGGAGCGACGGGCGGCAGCGAGGTCGCGGTCGAGGTGTGGCCGACGTACTCGCGCACGGCCGTCCAGTACCAGGTGGAGCAGGCGCTGAAGTCTCTGCTGTCGTTCGAGAACGTCGACCTGGGCATGAAGTTGGTGGTCGCCGAGGTCTACCGGCAGATCATGGAGATCGAGGGCGTGCGGTACGTGACGATCCCACTCATGGCTCGCTCTGACGCAGCCCAGTCCGGTACAGCGGACATCCAGTTCAAGCCCTGGGAACTCCCGAAGGCAGGGAACCTAGTCGTAACGTCATCCGGAGGTATCGGCTAATGGCCACATCTGCCACGTTCCCTAACGGGATCGCCGCATTCAGTGAGAAGCGAAACCTGCTGGACGATGTCGATGCCGCTGACATCAACAAGATCCAGGCGGAGGTCGTCGCGATCCAGTCGGTCCTCGGTGCGTTGCTCAACGAGGTGGACGAGATCAACGCCGAGGTCGATGAGAACTCCGCTGACGATGCCGCCAACGTCGTACGCAACACGACGAAGTTCAAGAACCTGGCCGACCAGTTGAACGCTCTTCGGGCAGGTACACACATCCCGGTGTTCCAGTCGACCATGGGCAGGGCTCTCATCAGCAGCCAGTCCACGACGGGGTGGGCTCAGATGAAGTTTCCGAAGCCTTCCATCGACACACATCGTGGCTACAGCGGGTGGGGGTTCTACCGTGCTCCACGTACCGGCTTCTGGATCGCACGGGCGCAGTTGAACTTCCCTCGCACCGCGTCAACAGGTACGTACGCAGCCTACGTCAACGTTGGCGGGCAGCCTGCCTGGGCGATCGACAGCGTGGACCACACGGTCAATAAGGGTCGCGGCGTGTTCCTCAACGCGTTCTACCTCGGCTGGGTCAAGCGTGGAACACCCATCGTGGCGTTCGTCGGCCAGGACACTGGTGGACCCCAGCAACTGACCTCGGCCATGTTCTCGGCCGCGATGGTGCGAGACATGGAGCCTCTCCTGTACAACCCAGGAACCATTGTCTAATGGCCACGTACGGTAGGGACTTCTACGGCCTCGCGAAGTACGGGTCGAGCGTCTTCACCGACTTCGACATCAACCCGTTCGACGCGCAGCCGGACGGATACAACGCGATCCGTGTGACCTGGCACTCCCCGTCTGGGACGTGGCAGGGCCTTCGCCTGCTCCGAAGCCGGTACGGCTACGCGGTCAACGAGAACGACGGCGAGATCCTCATCGACACCGCGTCGAGCGCGTCGGAGTTCGTGGACCGGAATCTGAACGGAGGCGCGTGGTACTACTACACGCTGTACGTCAAGGTGTCCGGCGTGTGGCAGCGGGCCGGTGCAACGTCGAGCCTGGCCGTGCGGGAGACTGGCTTCCGCGACCTGCTGTGGGATCGCGTCCCGAAGTACTTCCAGTACGCTCCACGCTTCCTCGACGGTGGGGTCAACCCGTACTACAGCAGCGCCGAGGTCTACGACCCGGACCGGTACGACCAGAAGAACCAGGAACTACGCCAGTTCCTGGACATCCTCGCGTGGGGGCTCGACTGGGTCCGCAACTACCACGACACGACGCTGTGGGCCAACGACCCTCGGCGCATCCATCTGGAGAACCTGGATCGGCTGGCCCGGCAGTTGGGCACCACGTACGAGTACGAGATCCCGGCTCGGGTTCTTCGCGGCAAGGTAGCCAATGCTGCCTTGCTCGCACGTCGTCGCGGAACGCTTGACGGCCTACGTGACGCTGTGAACCTCAGCACTGGCTGGGACGTCGACCTGGAGGTCGGTGTCAACCGCTTCCTGAACGAGGACCAGTCCTCCTTCTCGCACCCGCAGTACAGCGAGTGGAGCCCTGCCGTCAACTACGCGAACGGTGACCGGGTCCAGTTCGCGGGCCGGATCATGCAGGCCAAGCCGGGTGGTGCGTACGGGGATGCGCAGAAGCCTCCGACCGCACCGACCACCAGCAACACGTGGTGGACGATCGTGGACCAGTTCTACGACGCCATCGAGACGCTGAGAGATGACGCAACGGCGTCATATGTCGGGTGGAAGGCGTTCCGTTCCTCCGGACCGTGGTACGGAGATGAAACCGACGTGGTCGTCGGAGTCTCATCACCAGTCGACACAACCCTGACGAACTCCAACACGTTGAGGGTAGGTAACTGGGCGGGATCCGCTTACGCAATGGAACTGTGGGGCGCGGCCAACGTTGGGTCGACCGCCGCACCGCTTCCGGAAGCCGTCGTACGGCAGGGGATTCCGATCCCGCGCGCACTGACCTGGAGTCCTTCGGAGAACTACCAGGCGGGCACCATCGTGCTCTACGGCAGCCGCACGTACCGGGCTCTGCGAGAGAACACCGGACGTAACCCGACCACGTACACGATGTTCTGGGAGAAGGTCGGTGCCGACGAGCGCGTCCGGCTCGCGTTCTCGTTCTACAGCCACGCGCAGATGGACGGATCAGCCGGTGTCGCGGTTACCCCTGGCATCGCGTTCTACGACGAGCGCGGAACCCTGATCAAGGACGTCCAGACCGCCAGTTCCTCACAGGGCCTGTTCTTCGACACCTTCAACCAGGACGCATCGTTGCCGTGGGCCTCTCGGACGCCAGACCACGCGTTCTCGTCCGAGAAGTGGGTCCTGAACACCGGCAACTGGGACGTGGCCGAGGTGTCCAACAGCGAGCGGTACGCCTATCCGCTGACCCCGACCAGTGCGGTAACCACCGTTACCCTGCCGTCCGAGAAGAACTTCTACAAGGTCGCAGTCACCTTCAAGAAGCCCGCGCTGAGCGGAGCCACGCAGGCGCTGGTGCTTCGGTACGTTGACGCGAACAACTACCTGCGTGTGACGCGTACGTTGGTGCAGAAGATGGCAGCCGGTGTGCTCACTAC